TCACTCCTTGTTTAAATGATGGTATCTATCAAGCGTATTTAATACCAAAAGAAAACATCATGTTTATCAATCACCTAGTTGAAACTCCCACTGGGATGGAAACTAAAACAGATTGGTTAAGCAGATCATCTGACAGTAAATTTGATAAAGACGATATCAAGTTTATGGGAGTTTACGCCTCTAAAGCTGAACTCATTGCAGATTGGCCTGAATACACAATATAGGAACTATCATGACAACTAAAAATTATTTTGCATATAACGATGGAATTGACATCACTAAAGGCGCATTCCGTATTAGTGCTTCACAACTAAGTAAATTCTTTGACCGAACAAGTGAATGGTATCACGAAAATTTGCTAGGGGAAGAAGGCTTTACAGGAAATACTGCTACATACCTAGGCACTGTTGTACATGCTGGTATTGAAATGTACGTAACTGAAGGTGCAGTAGATTGGCAGGCTTTAGAAGATTTTATTGAGTCTATTGATCATCCTGACGTGGATAAGTACCATATTGAAGCTCAGTATGAGTATATGATTAATGCAGTACTACCTTTTGTAGACGCTAACATGCCTACAGAAGTCGAGAAGTTTATCTTTCACGAACTTCTACCAGGGATTGGTGCAGGAGGATCTATTGACGCTTTACGTGGTGATACAATCATGGATTGGAAAACCACAAGCGCTAAAACTCCACCTACAAAGTTCTCACGTAACTACTGGTTTCAACAGATGACGTATGCTTGGGTTCTCAAGCAACAAGGTATCGATATTCGTTATCTTAAACTTGTGTATATTACACAAAATGAAACTGGAAGAGTAAGTGAGAAAACAGGCAAGCCTCTAAAAGATTACCCTTCACAGGTATCTGTTGTAACCGAAGAGGTTACACAAGAGGGTCTAGATCTTATTGGATCGTGCCTAGAACTAGTGGCGCAATCCGTGCAAACATGGCACGATAAACCAGAATTGCGCCATCTCTTGGCACAAGACATGCGTCTTAAGCCTAAAGCTAAACCTATTTTATTCACAAGGGAGTAATTTATGTCAGTAAAACTACTAATCTCCGCCGAAGCTAACTCGGGTAAAACTACCCTTACCAAGAATCTTAAGAATTCTTTAGTAATTAGCCACGACGGTAAACGTTATCCGTTTCCAGTACCACACGTTATGGTTCCGACATTTGAGAGTGTGAACGAACTAATTAACACTACTGTAGAAAAAATCGAAGCTTTTAAAGATAAGTTCGGTGAGTATCCAGAAACTGTGGTATTCGATTCGGTATCTAAAATCTTTGATACTATTCATGCAAACTGTAATGAAAAGTACAAAGGTTTTGTAATATACAGCGAACTCGACAAAGAAGTTGTGGCTTTCACAGGCTTTATCGAGAACTCGCTGATCGCTAGCGGCATGAACGTTGTTCTTATCTCACATGCATTGTATGACGCAGATACTGCAAAATTCAATCTAGTGGGTAAGGGTTCGTTTGCTAAACGCGGTGGTTTCTTGGCCGAGGTTGATGAAGCTATCTTCATCGAAGTTAAGAGCAACAAACGTGTTCTTCACTTCCGCTCAGCTAAGCTTCCAGCACGTTCGCTGCAAGAAGATCTACCAGATTCTTTACCTGTAGAAGAGTTTAATCTTCAACAGCATATTGAGACTCTGGCGGGGAATGCGAGTGCGGTTGACGAGTACGCACTTTAATTAACTTAATACAAGGGATATTAATCTTATGAAATTAACAGTATCTAAAAAATCAGAAGCTATCAAAGATTCCGGCGGCAACGGTGGTGGTTACATTAACCGCTCCGGCATCTATGATGTTGTAATTAACTACGTTCAAGTAGCTGAAACCAAAAACGGTGCTTACCAGCTAAACTTTAACGTAAACAACAATGGTATGGATCAGACTATTTACGGTCCTATTCTTGTTGGTAAAGACGGTAAAGTAAATGAGATTACTCAGAACATGCTAAACCGTCTATGTATCATCGCTGGCATGGATGATGGTCAGGAAATTGAAACAGAAACTGCAGAGTTTCCTGTTGGTCGTGACCAGAAAATGATGGAAATGGAAGTTATTCCAGAACTGTCTGAATTGCCTGTTAAAATGCGTGTACAGATGGAATACTCTCTCTGGAACAACGACATTCAGGAACGTAAAGGTATTAAAGCCTTTTACCGTGAAGATGGTGCAACCGCTGCAGAAGCAGAAGCTGGTGAAAACATCGGTAAGCGTCTGTCTCTAGACGAAGAAAAGTATGCGTCTAACGTTACTTACCGTGACGGTCTGACTGAAGAAGACGTCAAGAACTGGATTCAGGCACGTATTGATGGTAACTCATCTAGTGGTTCTTCTCCAGCAGCTAAAGCAGCTCCAGCTCCTAAAGCTTCTGCTAAACGTCCTCTATTTGGTAAGTAAAAAAGGAATCACTCATGACTGTAAAAGTAGACGATATAGCGCTTATTCAGTTATGTGAGGAATTTGATTACCATATCCCTTCAATGGTTGATGCCATTAAAGACCGCTACCCCGATTACAAGGTAAAACCTTACCGTATCGGTAGACGTATTAATAAACTCAGAGAAAAGGGGATGCTTCCCCTTGACTCTGGTAACTACGTTAGCAGTGGTGAAGTCCTTAAAGGTTCATCGACTTTATATGATGAAGATGGTAACATTAAGCTACAGTGGGTAAAAACTGATACCGAAAAAACAAACCAGCTAGACTCTTTACGAGAACTAGTTGATGAGTTGGTTGACGAACTCCCTAGATTTAAGAAACGTGATTACCTTAGTACTCACGCATCTCAAGATCTTATGGCAGTATATCCACTAGGCGATCCTCATGTAGGTATGAAAGCGTATAAAGATGAGGCTGGTGAAGACTGGGACCTCAAGACTGCACAAGAAGTTTTCTGTGGAGTCTTTGACAGACTGGTTAAAACAGCCCCTAGCTGCGAGCAAGCAGTCATTGTTAACCTTGGTGATTACTTCCACAGAGACAACGTAGCAGGCGTTACAGAGCGTCACAGACACGTTTTAGACACTGATGGTAATTACCTAATGATGGTAGAAACAGGTTTAAAGATTATGGTTCAAATGATCAACTCTGCTTTAGATCATCATAACAAAGTCAAAGTGATTACTATTATCGGTAACCATGATGACACAGGTGCAATGTTCCTTCAGGCTGCTTTAAAACATATGTATGAAAACGAACCTAGGGTAGACATTGTCTGCAATAGTTCCGTGTTCCAATACTTTCAGCATGGCTCTTCTTTCTTTGGTGTTCATCACGGCCATACGTGTAAAGCTGACAAACTTCCACTAGTTATGGCTACTGATAAACCTAAAGAATGGGGTTCATCTGACTACCGTTACTGGCTTACCGGGCACATCCACCATGACACTCGTAAAGAGTATTCAGGATGTACTGTAGAGTCTTTCCGTACACTAGCAGCTAAAGATAACTATGCTTATTCAGGCGGCTACCGTGCAGGTCAAGACTCTAAAGCACTGGTAATTCACAAAGATTACGGTGAAGTAGAACGTCATACAATAAATATTGCTCAGGTACTTAAGTAACTAGCAATTAACCAATGCCCTCTTCGGGGGGCGTTATCTACCGAATAAGAATATGAACTTAACCACAGAACAACAAGCCGTAGTAGACTACGCGAAGCAAGTTACCTCAAGTGAATTGATTCTAATTGATTCTGTAGCAGGTAGCGGTAAAACTACCCTGCTCAAAGCAATTGCTCAACAACTAGGTAACGGACCAGGTTTGTACCTTGCATACAATAAGGCAATTGCTACTGAATCCAGTAGAAAATTTCCTAAAAATATTGATTGTAGAACAACCCACTCGCTAGCTTATAAAGCAGCTGTTATTCCTATGAGGTTAAAAGTAGGATTCTTTGGGCCTAAACAAATTGATGATAAAATACCGTATAACGACAAAGTATTACTTGCAGAAGATATTCGTGAGTTTTGTCTCTCACGGTATTTAACATACGAAGAATATGCCCAAGCTAATGGTAGACCAAACACTGCTTTAGCTAATAGATACTTAACTCTTATGGCTACTGCAAAAATAGAGTGTACTCATGATTTCTACTTAAAGTTTTTTCATAAAATGCTAGCTGAAGGCAGTATTAATCAAACTGCTTACAATCTAATTATGTTAGACGAAGCAGGTGATTTGAATGAAGTAACATTAGAAATTTTTAAACTATTAACAGGTAGGGTAAAAGTAGCTGTAGGTGATCCACACCAAAACATTTATACTTTTAATCATACAATTAATTGTTTTGAAGCACTAGCAGGTCAAGGTAAAACTTTTAAACTTTCTAAGTCTTTCCGTGTACCTGAGCATATTGCTGCTCCAGTAGAAAAGTTTTGTCAAAAATATCTAAATCCTGAGATGGAATTTAAGGGTGTAGAAGTTATAGGCACTCCTGAAATTACAACTAGGGGGTATATTTCTCGTACTAATGGTGGGCTGATCGGTAAAATTATTGAACTTAACAAAGACCGTATACCTTATGGTCTTGTTCGTAAAGCTCAAGAAATTTTTAAAGTACCTTTAATGATTGCTGGTTTAAAATACCAAGGTAAAATCTATGATGCTGCCTACAGACACATACAAGATGATACCGATGACTGGTATGAAAACCATAATAATATACGAGCAACTTATTCTTCTGTTTTAGGTTACCTAAAGGCCAAATACCCAGATGATCTAGCACTTGGCCAAGCTATTAACCTAGTTATCAAGTATGGTAAATCAGGTATTTTTGAAGCTTATGCTGAAGCTAAACGTCATGAAAATTCTAAACAAGATTTTATGCTGCTTACAGCACATTCTTCAAAAGGCCTAGAATTTGATGAAGTAATGTTAGCACCAGACATGAACACTTCTATTGAAGTACTCCTTAACGATTTACGTGAAGATCCAAAAAGAACTTTGTATCCTAGCGAAAAAGAATCATTAAATTTGTACTATGTAGCCTGCACTCGTGCACTTGTAAGACTTAGAAATGCTGCCCATCTTGTAGGAATTTAATATGAAGGTAGAACACAGTATTGAAGTACAGTACCAAAGTACTAACGACCCAGAAACAGCTAAAGAATGGCTGAATAACCTGCCTGAAGTATTTTCTGCCGACTTTGAGACTGCTGTTCGTTATGATAAAGAAACTATTGAAGATGCTAAGCAAAAAATGGTAGACGAAACGTTACCTAAAAAAGAACGTGTTGCGTACCAAGCTATAGCAAAATCATCAGCATTAGGTCATCCCTCTCATTGTACTATTACTCACTGTAGTATTGCCTACTCTGAAAGAGAAGCTTACGTCTTCATCATTGATGGACAAGAAATTGCTGATGTAGTCTTAGACTTTTTGACTGATACTGATAGAACCCAAGTCTGGCATAACTATGCGTATGACGGAAGGTTCTTGAGGTATTATCAACTAAAAGACGCCAAAAATGTAGAAGATACCCAGATCTTTGCAAAAACCTTAGTAAACCATGTAGAAGTATTTAAAGCTGCTACAGGTCTAAAAGACTTAGCAGGTCACTGGTATGGTGACTGGGGAATTTCTGCAGACAACTTTACAGTAGAGCAACAGTACGATGAGCATGTAATCAAATACGCTGCTATCGATGCTTGTGCTACTTACAAACTATGGGAGTATTTGAATGAGTTTATCAGAGAATACAAACCAGCAGTTTGAAGTATTTGACCAAAAAGAATATGATAACAAATTCTATTATTGTGATAATGCTCATCCATTTATAGCATTTACTACGTGCTATTGTCCTTTCTGTGATATAAGACAGGACTTTTCTGAGTTATTCGTAGAAAAAGAAGAGCTAGAATCGGCATTTGACGATCTTAGTGACGAATACTACGAACTGGTAGCAGCTGCTAAGAAGTTTGCTCCAGAAATATTAGTCTAGGAAATAATATGTACAGCCCTCATGATCAATTACCAGCCCCAGAGCCTCGGCTTACAGAATACCCATTAGGGCATTTCTACCAAAATACGGCTAAGTACTTGATTAAAGATACTGTACGTATTATGGACAACGGTCTCCATATCGATATTGACAAAGTAATTGAATTGGAGGAAACCTTAGCTGAGCAGCTTGCTGAGGTAGAAACAGAACTAGCTGCTAACCCCATTATTAAACAATATCTAGAGTCTCGATATGCCAATGAAATAAAAGCATACATTGAAGACCGTAAGTCTAAAATGCGTGACCCTAGTTATTATTTAGTCCCCTTTAAACCTAATGACATGAACCATAGAAGTTATTTTATGGATGAATATGCAAAGGTCCAGGGATGGGGCAGTCCTGACGAAAAACTCCCAACAGGAGTAGGTAAGTGGCCTGTAAACTTAGTTAAAAAATATGCTAAGTCAAACAGGCTTCTCCAAATGTTGCTCGATGGAACTATACCGGCTAACACTCCAGCTATAGTCACTGCTATGCAACGTCTAGCAGAAGACAAAGCTAAGATGTACAACGAAAAATACGTTGAACAAGTGAAGCAGCCGACAGTACCATTCCCGACATTTAATCCGGGATCTTCTAAACAGAAACAAGAATTGTTTGACATGCTTGGAATTGAGTCAGAAGCAACGTCTAAGGAGACAGGACTGCCCAAGTGGGATAGGGCCCAAGTAGAACGTGTAAATAAAGAAACAGATGATGAAGATGTGAGGCACTTCACTCAATGCTTCATCGATTATTCTTTTGCTGCAATTATTAAAAATAACTTCATTGAAGCTTTTTATAATTATAGTGTAGATGGTCGACTTTATGGCCAGTACAAGCTTTTAGGAGCTAAGTCAGGTCGTTTTACCAGCTCTAACCCAAATATGCTCAATGCGCCGTCAACAGGATCTAGGTTCGCTAAACCTGTTAAGAAGTGCTTTACTGCACCTCCAGGCACCATTATTCTAACCGCAGACTACAGTGCTCTAGAAGATAGAGTTATTGCATCGTTATCTCGTGACACCAACAAGTGTGATATTTTCCTGAAAGACCTTGATGGTCACTCACTAAATGCGTTGGGTTATTTTCACGACAAGATCAAAACTCTTATGCCGCTCACGGGGGATACCCCCACTGATGCCATGAACTTCAAGAAGTTGGTAGATAAAGGAAACGCAGACGCAGATAAACTACGTCAGGAGTCTAAAGGACCAACCTTTGGTTTAGCCTACGGTGCCTTTCCTCCAAAGATTGCAGCTACTTTGAAAATCCCCATAGAAGAAGCTGAAGAAATCTTTAACAACTACCACAACGTACTGTACCCAGGTATTACAGATTATCGTGAAAATTATGTACTACCTACTGCAAAAGAACATGGTGAAATACACCTAGGTCTAGGTTTTAGTTTAAAAACCGATGACGCTGATAGAGATATCAGAACGTTAGCAAATGCTACCTGTCAGTTCTGGTCTATATTGACCGCACTGACTATTAATAAAATGCACCAGTTGATAGACCAAGAAGGTTTAGAACATGATGTAAAAGTCATTTCAACCATCTATGATTCTATCTATATCGAAGTAACTAAAGATCCTAGTATCATCAAGTGGGTTAATGATAACCTAATTGCTGCCATGCTAGTCGATTTTATGGAAGATCAAACTATCCACAATGAAGCAGAAAGCGACATTGGTTACAACTGGGCAGAAATGGTACGCATTCCTAATGGAGCCTCTATTGAGAATATTGAAAAAGCCCTAAGTTCCCTCTAGCTTAGGCATACCACAGGTTAGCGTAAACCTGAGAGAGAGTATATTGTGTATAACAGTTGCCTCCTGTGGTATTAGAGCAAGGCTACGTTTTCCGGCCTGTTAGCCTTCCTGGTGGGGTGCTCGATAATCACCAGGGCCTATTGCTTTTTTTCATGGCCTGGCCTATAATCAAGAGTTCTTAATATTAAGGATTTACTCCCATGAAAAAATCTATGTCAATTGAAAACATGCTTGGTGGATGCATCACCGACATGCTTTTCTACGTAAACCAGTTGCACCTTACGCACTGGCTTACGCTAAAAAACCATCATCATGTTGTTGTTGGTGAACTTTATGAAGAACTAGAAAGCGAACTAGATGAGTTGGCTGAGCAGTTCTTAGGCGCTTGTCTTCCTGAAATGAAACCTGAAGAAGCTTTAAACCTTTCAGAAGGTACCAAAGAAG